TCCGCATTACAAAGACCACTAAGGGTGGTTATGCTGATTATTCAACTTCGAGTTGGGCTCGTAAGGAATCTGCGCTTAATGCAGACGAAATGGAAGCGATTGAAAAGTATGGCTTATTTGATCTCAAATCGTTCCTTCCTAACAAGCCAGGTGACATTGAATTGAAGGTTATGACTGAAATGTTTGAAGCATCAGTTGATGGCAAGGCATACGATCCAGATAAGTGGGGGTCTTATTTCAAACCGGCAGGTATGAACTTTGGCAACGATGATGCACCTCGTGCAGCAGCACCTGCTCCAGTAGCAGCGGCTCCGGCAGCACCTGTAGCAGAAGTAGCATCAGCGCCAACAGCAGCACCTGTAGAAGAACCTAAGGTAGAAGCAGCGCCAGCAGCGAGCGCAGACAAGGCACAAGATATCCTTGCTATGATTCGCGCACGGCAGTCCTCATAATTTAAGGGTATAATACTCACACCCGAGGTCTTTCTCGGGTGTGAGTCCTTTGCTAAATTAAGGACTAATAATGATAACTAAAAAATTATATGATTATCTAAAATTAGGATATAATCCTCCTGTTGAAATACAGCTTGGTCCTGCTGACTATGATAATTTTGAAAAGATTGCATCAATATTGGAATTATATGGAGAAATTTATCTAACAGATCATTTAGGAGGAGTATCCTCAGACGGGACAAACAGTTTATATGAGTTTATCGATAATTTTGCTCAACAAAAAAATAAAAAAATTAAAGTCTATACTTTTATATCTTTTACTAAAGCATCTATATCTAAATATAAAAATTTAGAATTTGTCGAGAACAGCCCAGTACAATGGCTTGGGCTGGTATACGATTTACATCAATGTAACACTCATATACCTAAAAATATAAAAAATTTCGTAGTATCTTTTAATGGAACTGAGCATGTATCTAGACAATTTTTACTCTCTGCTCTTCATAAATTTGGGTGGTTCAATGCCGATTACAGCACAAAAAATTTTATTTTAGATAGAGACACAGTAGATGGAAACATTATACAAGAATCACCAACAGGTAAACAGAATTTTTATAATAAATTTTTTGAATACAATGATGAACTATTTAACAAGCAAATTTTTTCAATTGACTACCGGCGATATAATCATCAAAAAAATTTTCAAGTTTTAGAAAAAAGACTCGCCGAAAGTTTTGTACATATTGTAAGTGAAACCCTGGCAACCGAGCAGTCGGGTGTAAGCGAAAAATTTGTTTATAGTATAATTAGCCGAGGGCTATTTGTAATCTATGGTCCATATAACATACATAATTACGTTGAAGAATATCTTGGTTTTAAAAAATATAGTATATTTGACTATGATTTTGATAACATTATTAATCCAATTGAGCGGTTGATAAAAATATTAGAGATGTTAGGAAAATTCCAAAATCTATCGTTTAACGATTTACATGATTTGCATGAAATGGAACATGAAACACTTGAGTTTAATTATGATCATTTTTTTAGTAAAGGATATATAAATTCATTCTACGATCGATGCGATAGAGATCTTGTTAATATAGGACAAAATAGTGCATAGTAAATGGCCTCTTTATAATATATTCCAACAGTTCCGGCGACCGGAATTAGAATATTTAAAAACTCAAGGGTACGAATTTTCTGACCCATACGATATTGTGGATATATTTGAGAATAAGATTGCTAGTTTTTTTGGTGCAAAATACGGGATTGCGGTTGATTGTTGTAGTCATGGACTTTTCCTTTGTTTAAAATATTTAAATGCATCCGGCACTATACGACTCCCTAGATACACATACGGAAGCGTTCCTATGCAAGTAGAACACGCAGGTTGTAATTTTGCATTAACAGATGAGAAATGGGAAGGAATATATAAACTGGATCCATATCCAATTTGGGATGCAGCAGCGTTGTGGAAGCCAAATACATTTGTAGATGACTTCTTTGTGGTGTCGTTTCAAATAAAAAAGATGCTTTGTATCGGGAAAGGAGGCATGATATTAACTAACAATGAAGATGCAAAAAATTGGCTAAAGTTGGTTAGATATGACGGAAGAACGAATATTTACGATCAAGAACAAGGCGATTTTAGTTGTTCGGGTTATCACTATTATATGACACCTGAAGACGCTGCTCGAGGTATCATAATTTTTGATAATTTACCTGATATAGAATGTGTACCGTCTTGGAAAAACTATCATAATTTAGATAGGTATACGTACTTTAAAAACAAGTTGATTTCTTAATCAATATAGTTTATAATATAGAAATTAAAATACAAAAGAGGAAGAATATGGCTAAACCATTTGATGTAAGCAAGTTCCGCAAAGATATCACAAAATCTATCGACGGACTTAGTATTGGATTCAATGATCCAACTGATTGGATTTCAACCGGCAATTACGCACTTAACTATCTTATCTCGGGAGATTTTCACAAAGGTGTCCCTATGGGCAAGGTTACTGTATTTGCAGGTGAATCGGGTGCAGGTAAGTCGTACTTTGTATCCGGCAATATTGCCAAACACGCACAGCAACAAGGTATCTTTGTTGTAATGATTGACTCAGAAAACGCACTAGACGAAGCATGGTTGCATGCGCTGGGTGTTGACACTTCAGAAGATAAACTATTGAAACTTAGCATGAGCATGATTGACGATGTTGCTAAGACTATCTCAATGTTTATGAAAGATTATAAAGGCATGCCCGAAGAAGAACGTCCAAAGGTGCTGTTTATCATTGACTCGCTGGGTATGTTGTTGACCCCGACTGATGTTGATCAGTTTGAAAAAGGTGACATGAAGGGTGATCTGGGCCGTAAGCCCAAGGCACTAACTGCACTTGTTCGTAATACAGTCAACATGATTGGCGCATACAATGTAGGACTTGTAGCAACTAATCACACATACGCAAGCCAAGATATGTTCGACCCAGATGATAAGATCTCGGGTGGTCAAGGATTTATTTACGCAAGTTCAATTGTAGTAGCAATGCGTAAACTTAAACTTAAAGAAGACGAGGATGGCAATAAAACCTCAGAAGTACAAGGTATTCGTGCAGCGTGTAAGGTAATGAAGACTCGTTACGCAAAACCGTTTGAAGCAGTACAGGTTAAGATTCCTTATGAAACCGGAATGAATCCATATTCGGGATTAGTTGATCTAGCAGAAAAGAAAGGATTGCTTACTAAATCAGGCAACCGTTTACGTTTTGTAGAACGTACTACCGGTGAAGAAGTACTTGCTTTCCGCAAAGCATGGGAATCTAACGCCGACGGTATTCTCGATCGACTCATGCAAGATTTTGCTTTTGCTGAAGAACAGATAAGTACCGAAGAAGTAAACACAGTAGATGACATTGCAGAAGATGTTATCGAAGATGTTGCTGATTCACTAGGAGCAGAAGAAGAATATGAGTCCTGATTTGGCTATGGAAATTTGGGAAGCACTGCGTCCGCATATTAGCGGCGGCTTTCAACAAGCAGCAGATGATTTTGCTGCCGTATTAATTGAAAACGGAATGAATGCTAACGACGTTGCAGCAGTTGCACAAGATAGTTATGTTATTAAAAGTTTAGCTGAGTATGCTGATGAAGAATTAGTATACGAAGATGATGACGACGATGACTACGGCTTTTACGAAGACGACGACGAAAACGACAATTACTAATGTGGTATAATAAGGTAACTAAGAACCTTGGCGAGCTTCCTGGATTCATTGATTATTACAATGATGAATTACAGGAAGCAAAGCGAGAGGTTCGTATTGGCGGTAATGTAGAACAAAATATTAAATTGTTGCCGGGTGTTACCGAACATCGTTTTAATCAGCTACAGGAAATTGAAGCTGTATTGAATTTTTTAAATATTGAATTGCGTAAAATTCGGCGTAAGCACTTTCAAAAATACCTTGAAGCATACAGTCGCGCACTAACAAGTCGAGATGCTGAAAAGTATGTTGACGGAGAAGCCGAAGTAATCGATATGGAATTGATTATCAACGAAGTAGCATTGTTACGAAATCGTTGGTTAGGTATCATGAAAGGATTAGATACAAAACAATGGCAAATGGGCCACATTGTTAAGTTAAGAACAGCAGGAATGGAAGATGTTTCAGTTTAATTCCGGTCAGACAACACTAGATCTATTAGGATCTTATGATAGTTTTATGGAAAGCGTTGATTCTGTACTAGATATGGGATGTGGTACAGGCCAAGATCTAATCTGGTGGGCAACACGTGCGCTTGAAGACGATAATGGAGATTTTATACCATTAAATATTCGCTGTGTTGGAGTTGACTTAGTTGACAATGTACCAGATATTAAACCTTATAAAAATATTACATATCGTAAAAAAGAATTTGAAACCTTAGAATTATACGAAACAGATAAACCGTTTGATGTTATATGGGCAAACAACAGTTTTCAATATGCTCTGGATCCATTAGGAACATTAAAACGCTGGAGGAATTTACTATCCACTGGCGGTATGCTCGCTATGGTAGTCCCTTCGTACACTGAAGTAGAATACACTAGATTATCTATTACTCAACCAGATTATGCATACCACAACTATACCACAGTTAGTTTGTTGCACATGCTAGCAATTAATGGGTTTGATTGTGCATTTATGCAGAAACATCCTGGCGATCCCTGGATTAAAGCAATTGCATACAAAACAGAAACAGAACCATTTGATCCTCGTACTACACGTTGGTATCATCTAGCAGAAACAGAATTATTGCCGCCAAGTGCTTGTGCAAGTATTAATCGTTTTGGCTATTTACGACAGCAAGATCTTGAATTAGAATGGCTTGATCGTAGCCTACACTGGTTTGGCGAAGATTAATCATTATCTGCGTACTTAATAAATACTACAATGAAAATTGTAGTAGCAACCGGGGGGTTTGACCCAATTCACAGCGGACACATCCGCTATCTAGAAGCAGCAAAAGATTTAGGCGCTTATTTAATTGTAGGCGTAAATTCTGATGATTGGCTTGTTCGTAAAAAAGGACGTTACTTTATGCCCTGGAAAGAGCGTGCTGCTATTGTAGGTGCACTTGGCTGTGTTGACGAAGTTATTGCATTTGATGATTCAGACGGATCAGCGTGCGCTGCTATTGAACATGCACTTAAAGTTTGTAACAATCCAAACAGTTGGTACCCATTTGAAGGTGTTGTTTTTGCCAATGGCGGCGACCGTACTAAAGATAATATTCCGGAAATGAAATTTGAAGAAGTAGAATTTGCGTTTGGTGTTGGCGGCGAAGACAAAGCAAACTCAAGTAGCTGGATTCTAGAAGAATGGAAGTCCCCAAAAACAGAACGTCAATGGGGATATTATCGTGTATTACACGAAGTACCCGGGATGAAAGTTAAAGAACTTACAGTAAATCCAGGTGAAAGTTTAAGTATGCAAAGACATTTTAAACGCTCTGAATATTGGATTGTCAGCGAAGGTCGTGCAATGGTTAATACGCAAACCAATAGCAGATACCAATTACCGTCTTTGGTGCTTGATCCACACCAAGAAACACACATTCCCGTCGAAGGCTGGCACCAACTAACTAATCCTTTTAAAGAACCGTTGCGTGTAGTTGAAATACAATATGGTGCTGATTGTGATGAAGACGATATAGAACGACAATGAAACCAATTCCAATTTTTATAGGTTACGATCCGCGAGAAGCAATTGCTTATCATACTTGCGCTAATAGTATTATTAGACACGCAAGTAAACCGGTGTCTATCATTCCGCTAGCATTAAATTTGTTTGATGATTATAGTGAAACACACACCGACGGAAGCAATCATTTTATCTATAGTCGTTTCCTTGTCCCTCATTTAATGGATTATATAGGCTGGGCTATCTTTATGGATGGTGACATGATCGTTCGCGACGATATCGTTAAACTTTGGGAATTGCGAGAAATGGACAAAGACGTAATGGTTGTTAAACATGATTACGAAACAAAGATGGAAACCAAATACCTAGGTAGTAAAAACGAAAATTATCCACGTAAGAATTGGTCAAGCGTTATACTTTGGAACTGTAATAGTCATCCTAATCGACGAGTAACACCTAAGTTTGTGCAAAATGCAACCGGTGCAGAACTTCACAGATTTACCTGGATCAAAGACGAACGCATTGGCGAATTGCCTGCAGAATGGAACTGGCTTCCGGATGAATATGGAGAAAACCCAGATGCTAAACTATTGCATTATACATTGGGCACGCCAAGTTTCCACGAATTTGCTAATACACCGATGGGTAGTGAATGGCATCGCGAGCGTATTTTAACTGAATACTGCGAGCAACACGGACTATGATTACTCTTTATGGTATCGAGCATGCACTAAAGTCGGTGTTTCCATCTTTGGCAAAAGGACTAGCACGTCACGGCGATCATTTTGAAACAGTGAAATGGCAAGATGCCGATAACGGTGATTGTTATATTCAAACTAATTTAATTAAACCAAAGATATTACGCAATGACCTACGTCGCGAAGCATATCTGTATATCAAAAACTCAGGCAAACCTTATCTAGTAAACGAATCACCAAGTTTCCGTAGACACTTAGGCTGGGCTAGATTAGGATGGTACAGTTACAAATGGACCGAAGGTGTATTTGGTAACGAAAATTCTCCGCCAGACCGTTGGCGCAAGTTTGAACAAGAAACAAACATTAAATTTAAACAATGGAATAGTCCAGGTGATTCCATAGTAATCATGTGTCAGAAAGAAGGGGATTCTAGTCTATTAGAAATGTACAAGACCTATGATAGTTTTTATGATTGGCTCGAAGATCTAGTACACGAAATAAGAAAATATTCAGATCGTCCAATAATTATTCGTCCTCACCCTCGTAATAGAGATAGAGGAATTAAACTTGCTACAAGATTACAAAAGAAACTTAACGATAAAACAATTACAGTTAGCGAAAATACAGATTCTCTAGGAGACTATTTGTCTAGTCCTAATCGTGCAGACGGCTTGTATCAAGATCTAGCACAAGCATATTGCGTAGTAACATATAATAGTTTAAGTGCAATCGAAGCTGTATGTGAGGGTATCCCGACATTTGCATTAAACAATGGGTCAATGATATGGCCAATTGCACACCGTGATCTATCTCAGCTTGAAAATTTATCTTATGACGTAGATATAACACAGTGGCAATATGATATTGCATATACACAATGGACTAGCGCAGAACACGGCAGTGGCGAAAGTTGGGCACATCTAAAACCGTTGGTATTCAAATGAAAAAGAAAGTATTAGCAGTTACAACATTCAATCGCAGTTACTATGATGGATTAGCGAAGCGCATGGTTGAAACATTTATAAAGTTTTGGCCCAAGGAAGTTATGCTTGTTTGCTACCTAGAAGATATGGAAAAAAGCGAATTACCTAGCGCACCTAATGTTATTGGCGTTAATGTATTTGAACGTTGCAATCCAAATTTACAGAATTATTTAGATTTTATTGGTGATCACTTTAGCAGAGGATTTGCATACAAAGCATTTACTTGGATAGATTCGGCAAGAACATTCAAAGACTTTAACGAAGTAATTTACTTAGACGCCGATGTTATTACTTATAAGCCTGTAACTGAACAATGGCTAGATAATGTATTGCCGGATAATAATCTTGTTGCTTACATGGGTGTAACAATGAACAAGGGAAAATGGAAAGGCATAGATAAACCACATTCAGATTCTGGGTTATATTGGTTTAATCCGCATCATCCTTATGCAAAAACATTTGTTGATCGTTATGAGAATATCTACAACAGTCATGTTATTAAAGAGGATAAAACTCGTTTTCCAAAACCCAACGATGCATATGTATTAATTGATTGTATATTGGATGCAGAAGCACACGGTGTCCAATGTCGAGACTTTCATCCAGAACGCAAAGCACTGAGTCCGTTAAAAGAAACCGAGCTAGGGAAGTATTTTAGACACTTTAAAGCAGCACGTAAACAAGATCCTGAAATGGATGCGTTTATCAATGCTATTATTGCCGGCGCTGATCCAGAAAAACTTGAGGAAGAACACAAAGGCAAAGTTAACCTAAAAGAACAAACAGATACAAGATTTGTAAGGGAGTGGAAAAACAAATGATTAATTGGCCAACAGGTGAATATCGTGAAAAGGGATGGCGTCTAGTATATTTTGATGCAGCAATAGAAGCAGTTAAACCAAAAACTATTGTTGAAATCGGCACAAACAAAGGACATACAGCACATAAACTAATACGAAGAGCATTGCAGTATAATGATCGCATTCATTATATCGGGTATGACTTGTTTGAATTAGCAAACGAAGAAACCAATAAGCTAGAAAGAAACGGCAAAGGCATTGGCAATTATGTACATGCTGCACAGAAAATAAAGAAGATACAAAACTCAAATCCGGGTGTTAGTTTTGAACTTCATCGAGGTTTTACAACAGATACATTAACTTCACCCATAATCGCTGATTTTGTTTTTATTGATGGCGGACATTCGTATGACACAGTTAAACACGACTATTCAATGGTAAAAGATTCTCGCATTATCTTTTTTGACGATTATAACTTACCCGGAGTTAAACAATTCTGCGATGAGATTGGTGCAATCAATTTAATGCCCTATGAGTCAAAACGAAAACTAGCATATATCTACAATGATATTTCTTAGCAAAAACGGAGAAGATCGATACATTAACGATTTTGCTCGTGGTAGTTGCGCTACTCCTGTTAATACTGAAACTTTTGATTATAATAGTAGCAATGATCCTATAGTATTGCGCGGCATCTTAAAACACAAGATAATGAAACAGTGTTGGAAAGATAACAGAGATTTTTATTATGTAGATACAGGTTACTTTGGTAACGAAGGCACCTATAAGTTTTGGCATAGGATTGTTAAAAACAATCTACAACACACAGATATCGTAGAACGGCCGGATGATAGATTTAAAAAATTTAAGAAAACTATCCATCCGTGGAAGCATGGACGTAAAATAATCGTTGCTATGCCTGATGAAAAACCGTGTCGATTTTATGACACAACTCCGGAACAATGGCTAGCAGAAACCGTAAACACGATCAAACAACACACAGACAGACCAATAGTTATTAGGGAACGTGCTAAACAACGCATTCAAAGAATCAATGAACCACTAGAATCAGCACTAAGTAACGATGTACATGCGCTAGTCACATTTAACAGTGTAGCAGCAACAGAAAGTGTGTTTTATGGTGTACCTGTGTTTACACTAGCACCTAATGCAGCAGGACCTGTGGGATCGCAAGATTTGACTAAAATTGAAACACCCTATTATCCAACCGACGACGAACGCTATGCTTGGGCTTGTCATCTAGCGTATGGGCAGTTTCACATAACAGAAATAAAATCAGGAAAGGCTTGGGATATATTAAATGAAAGTTAAGATTTTTATGAATTCGGCTGGGCACAACTCAGAATACGAGATATTGCGTCGATTCGGTTACGGCATTGAACAAGAATTAAAGAAGAAAGAAAAATTTTCAAATCGTTTTCTTAACTTTGATAAAATTTTAAAGAAAGGCAAAGAAGATTCTGTAGAATATGATTATGCTGATGAATATTCGCCGTGCGATGTTGCTGTAATTTTTGGTAGTTGGAAACCCAGAAGCAAAGATCACCACATAACACGCAACAGCGTTGCAGATGCTGCACCTGTGTTTGTTGTGATCGAAACCCCACTGTTAACGCGACGTGTATTTCAACCTAACCAATATTATCGTATGGGCGTTAATGGATTTTTAAATCATTCGGCACACTGGAATGCGTTAGATTGTCCGTCAACTCGTTTTGAAGAAATGGGTCTAGAATGGAATGGTTGGGCAGAAGACTTAGACGATCGAGCAGAAATAATGATAGCACTACAACTTGCTGGAGATGCTAGTCTTCGAGGAAATAATATTGTTGACTGGTGTATGGATACAATTCGCCGCATACGAAAATTCACAGATGAACCTATACGCATCAGAACACATCCTGGAATCAGCGAAAAAGGTTGGGAAAACTACAGTGATATGTTTAGAGATATTGCGTTTGGTGATTATGGAGATATACGTTTCAGCAACGGAAGAGAACGACCTTGGGAAGATGATATTGTAAACGCACGATGTGTTGTAGCATATTCAAGTGGTATGAGCATTGATGCTGTAATGTCCGGTGTTCCTGTTATTGCCTGTGACGAAGGCAATTTTGCTTGGGATATATCCAGCAATTTTCCCGAAGATGTTGTTGAACCTAAACTTGAAGATCCAGAAACGGTCAAGCAGTGGTTATATAACCTAGCTTATTGTCAGTGGAGCGAAGAGGAAATGCAAAACGGCAATGCATGGAGGCATCTATTGCCAGCAATCGAAACCGCAACCAAGGACAACAAGTAATGTTAACGGTTAACAGTTATCTTAGTGGAATTCCTAAAAAGAATAAAAACCCCGAGAAACCATTAATACTTTCTAACTTTGTTGAAGGTGTAAATCGTTGTGGGGATATCGGTGAATCTGTTACTGGTGACTGGTCGCCTAGCGATGTGGCTGTAATACAAGGCTATGTACACGAAGATAGCCCAGACTCTCCACATCTAACTTTGCGCAAACGTGTGCTAGATCAGCAAAAGAATAATAACAAACACACTGTTATTGTAGATAGCAATTTATTTTTGTTTGCTGATCCAGGTAACGCAAAAACATATCTACGATATAGTTTAGATGGTGTATTTCCGTCCACTGGCAATTATTTTTGGGATAATCCAGATATCAACCGCTGGCACAAAATACGCAAAGATTTAAATATTAAATATAAAGACTGGCGAAGCAATGGCAATCATATTTTAATTTGTTTGCAACGAAACGGTGGTTGGAGCATGAAAGGTCTTGACAATCAAGATTGGGCAATTGACGTTGTGCATCGGTTACGCAAATACACAGACCGTCCTATATGGTTACGTGGGCACCCGGGTGATAAGCGTGCTGGCAAATATTTAGATTTGAATGAACGAGCTTGCAGGCTTGATGTACTAAAAAATATGAATGTTAATATTGTTGATCACCGTAATAGAACACTAGAACAAGACTTAAAAAATGCGTGGGCAACTGTAGTTTATAATTCTAGCCCTGCTGTTGCAAGTGCGATTACTGGTGTTCCTGTATTTGCTGATGATCTTGCAGATTGCCAAGCACGTGATGTAGCAACCAATGACATTTCGCAGATCGAAAGTCCTGTTATGGGCGACAGAGAAAATTGGCTAAGTAAACTAGCAATGTGCCATTGGAATTTTAATGAGCTCAAAGATGGTAGTGCCTGGAGACATATGAGACAATATCTATGAAAATTGAATTTGGCTGTGGCGAGACCCCCACACAACCAGACTTTAAAACCTGTGATATAAGAGATCTTCCGGGTATTGATTTTGTTTGTGCTGCATGGGATATTGACAAACATGTTGAATCTAACAGTGTAGATGAAATATTTTCAAGACATTTCTTTGAGCATTTAACATTTCAACAAGGTGAGCGTGTACTAGAAGTATGGCACGCTATACTAAAACCAGGCGGTCGCTGCGAAATGCTAGTACCCAACATGACTATGCATATTAACCAATGGTTGCGCAGAGACACAGATAGAGATATTGAACATGCATGTGCTGGCTTTTGGGGATGGCAGCGCGGAGAGTTTGATGATGTGTGGGATGTTCACAAAAGTGGATATGACGAAGAATTACTTACAAAACTAGTACTACGCAAAGGATTTGTCGATGTTGAGTCATTTGCTAATCCTAAAAAAAGCAAACACGTGCATCTAGCGTTTTATAAAAACTAATCCATTGTCTCGAACAAATGATTTCCACCAAAAGTGTTCGCCGGTAGTTTTATTTTTCTTCCATCGGCCCATTGTTGAAACTTCTTGTAAAGTTTTAGTAAACGCAGGATCGTAATCAAACCCGTACTGGTCAAATACCGATACCCAGTATTCTTTGGTATTGCAATTAACGTGATGATGCCCAGGAGTATTAGGCGGGGCATATGTCATAAAAACAACACGTCCTCTTTGGAAATCCTGCATAAAATTTGGAACAAATTCTTCATATACATGTTCGACAAATTCACAACTCCAAACAAGATCAACTGCAAGATCATTTAATGGACCCGGCCCTTTTTCATAATCATGGATAGTAACCGGAACGCTAGGACGTTCAACTTCAAAGTCACCGTCGATCCCTTGTGCATCAATGCCTAGCATTCTTGCTAGCTCAACCATACCAGCTGGCCCGCAGCCGATGTCAAGCATGGTTTTAACCCCGAATTGAGAAATTGCAAATTCTAGCGCACCTTGATCAAGATGTGTTTTGTTTTTATGTCCGCCTAGGTGATCGGGTAAACTCATTTCCAGTATTCCTCTTCTCTTTTCACTAATAAGTCTTTTGTTTTGCTACGTCCTAGCTGTTTGCGCCCACCTTTTAAGTGATCTAAATACGCACCCCATGCACTATTAATCAATGGATGCCCTTCGCCTTTAACTAAACCCTCGCTCCAATCTTTTTGTGTAAGCGGTAATTGCTTGCGAACAGCATCAAACACAAAACTGTCATGCCATTCTTTTAGGGTAAAAATTCCATTTTCAGCATCGTCGTAGTATTGTTGGAATAATTGTAAAAAGTGTTGGGCACGACCTGACCGTAAATTGATAGCATACAAGCCACATTCTGAAAATTTACCTCGGCGCCCAAGAAAATATAAATCACTGCCGCCGTCTATTAACCCGTCGATGTTTTCTTGCGTGATAGGACTATGACAAACCATGTCAGCATCCATCCATATTAAATAATCAGAATCTGTGTTTTTTGCTGCATGAAAAATACTATATACTTTGTGAGAAAAACGTACAGCATCCCATTTAAATCCTTTCCCGCTATCTTTTCTTTTACTTCTAACAGGATCTTGACTAACATCGCCGTTTGCTTTAGGCACATTCTTCCAGCGTTGTTTAAATGCAACTAATTCTGGGCTGGCTTGTTCTAAGTTAAATACACTTAGATTTGGCGCAGACTCTGTTACTGTACAGTTTTCTGCGTAAACATATAACTTTACGCTAGCAGGCCAGTTTTTTAAAAAAGATGCAATCATACGCTTACCGTATAGATTGTAACCTGCTTGGTGAAATGTTGTTACTACAGTATAATTTGTCATTGTGATATTTATATGGCTACAAAAACAATAGGATACTTTCCAAAGTCAATTGCACTCAACGGAAAAGAAGTAATGGATGCTTTTTTAAAAAGTTGTCGTGCCAATGGAATTGAACCCATTGAAAATGGAATGGATTGTGACTATGCTGTAATATGGAGCGTATTATGGGATGGAAGATTAGCAAGTAATCATCGTGTATACGAGCATTATAAACATTACAACAAACCTGTTATTGTAATTGATGTTGGTGCTCTTAATCGCGGAAATACTTGGAAAATTGCATTGGGCAATATCAATGCCAATGGATATTATGGTCACACTGAAAATTTAGACAATGATAGGCCCGCTAAGTTAGGAATACAACTAGCAACACAAACCAAAAACAATGGAAGGATTTGTATTGCTACACAACATAGACGCAGCGAACAAGTTCGCGGTGTTGATATAGAGCAATGGGCTATTGACACATTTTATAAACTTAGGAATTTCACTGATAGACCTGTAGTAATACGCCCGCATCCTAGATGTACTGTTAATATGGATAGATTACCGGATTCTGTTACAGTTGAATTGCCAATTAAACTATCGAATACATATGATAGTTTTGATATGCATTTTAACTGGTACGCACTCATTAACTATAATAGTGGTCCAGGCATACAAGGTGCGCTTGCTGGATGTCCTATAATTGTGAACCAATCAAGTTTAGCATATCCGGTATCTATGGAATTAAGAGATTTAGAAATGCCCTATAAGTTAAATCGAGAACAGTGGCTAATCGAGATATCACATACAGAATATACAGTAGATGAAATACGTGCTGGATTATGGTATAAAAGATTAGAAGGTGGATTGTGATTGATTGTGCATGTGTAATACACGGCGATGCATATGACTTTGAGTATGTGCATAAACTATATAGAGGATTACAGCGTGGTTTTAGCAACCGTGCATTTGCGTTGCATGTTTACACAGAAGAAGATAGAATAGTCCCAGAGCCATACATTAAACACAGTTTGCAAGATATGCGCAAACACAATTGTAAGAAGGGTTGGTGGTATAAAACTCAATTATTTGATCGTAAGCAATTTAACGGACAACTAATTTATTTTGATTTAGATGTTGCTATTACTGGAGATTTAAGCTGGATATTAGAACTAGACACAAAATATTTTTGGGGAATACGAGATTTTCGTTATTTGTTTAATCCTAGACGCAGAGAATTAAACTCAAGTGTGATGTATTTCAACACAGACAAGTTTAATTACGTGTGGAGCGAATTTAAAATTAGTCCAGAAACATATATGAATCGTCTGCACGGAGATCAAAACTTTATCGATCGTAAAGTACCACAAGAACAAAAACGGTTTTTTGATGAATCGCGTATTAAAAGTTGGCGCTGGGAACTATTTGATGGCGGGTACGATATCGAAACTCGCAAGCACAAAACACCAGGAACAGGAACAAATATCTCTACAGGTACAAGTATTGCTGTGTTTCACGGAAAACCCAAACTTCATGAGATAAAAGATTCAAATATTGCTAAATACTGGTAGTAATTAAAAAGATTGGAGATCTTACATGGCAACCCGCACAATTAAATTTTTAGGCAAAGCATATGCTGAATCAGGTGACGTTACATTTAACGTAACTTTTAATGGTAACGAAGTTCACAATGGTGTAGTTACCACTAAGCCCTTTCCTGAAAATACAGAAGGCCTTCCGTTTGGCCCAGAACACACAGATGAACTTTATGAGATGTTTACATTTAACGTAGACACGTCAGTAACCGGATGGATTCCATTACAAGTTAGTGTTTCTGGTGGAATTGGATATTTTGGATTATTACACGGTAACTATACAGGCTTTGAGACCAACGTAGACAGTTTGGATCCAAACACAAACACCGTGAATGATTTAGAATTTACGGTAGCACCAGATAGCTACTATCGTGATTTAAATAATAATAGCCTAGAATCAGATGGCAAAAGATCCGTTGTTATCACGCCTGACGCTCACTCACAGACTAGAACCGGTTCCGAAGAATTTATCGGAGACTGGCATTATAGAATCGAAGACGGTGCTACTTTAACATGCGAATATTATATCGACCCTGATTTAGATACGTCATCTTTAACTATCGAAGACGTTAGAGCCGCCGCCGAATAAACCGTATATAATTTTTATATGCGTATAAAAAAGGTGCTTATTGCACCTTTTTTTATCTATTTTTTAAAATAATAGTTGACAACTAGATCGAATCTGGTTACAATAAGCACTCATTCAACAACATAGCAAATATAGGAGTTTACTATGAATGTGCGTATTTTGAGCGGGTCTTATCGCGGTGAAGAAATCCGTAACCAGGAGTTCGAAGTGGTTAAAGGTATCCAAATAGGCAGCAAAGGCTCGTTTATCACAGTTCGTCCCAACGAAGCGATTGGTGTAGGTCGCGACAAAATCCGTGTAAACGTCGAAGAGCAAGACGTTGAGTTTATCGGTGCTCCAGTTCAAAAGTCTACTGTAGAGTCCGACGAACAAGTAATGGATCGTATCGAAACACGCTTCGGAATCCTGGAAGAAATGACCCGAGCAACAATCAACAGCGACGTGCGTGCTATGATTGTGGTGGGTCCTCCAGGAGTGGGCAAGTCTTATGGTGTTCAACGTGAGCTTGAAAAGAGCTCAATGTTTGATCGCCTTGCTGGTAGCAAAGTTAAGTATGAAGTAGTCAAGGGTGCTATGACTCCTATTGGGTTGTACGCTACACTTTATAACCATGCCGACAAAGGCAATGTACTTGTATTTGATGATTGTGATTCTGTCCT